TGTACTGTGCCGGGACTCGACCGGGAAGCCGGTGTCGTTCTTCCCGGTCGTGATATAGATCAGTTCGCACTGTTCGCTCATGTTGATCACCCCTCATCGTAGTCGGAGCACAGCGACATGGCTGCGGACAGATGGATGTATGCTTCGACGAAGCGCTCGTTGTCTTTGTCATATCCGTAGTGTGCTTTGCAGTACAGTTTTACGGCCTGCTTGGTCAAGGCATCGTCCAGATCGATCTGGTCGACGCCCTGACGCTTAAGGTCTGCGGCGGCGGCCTGGATCAGGCCGTTGATCTCTTCGACGGTTGTCTCCGTCTTATTGACCCGTACCGCCCGGAGCACTTCCAGGACAAAGCTTTCGGAAACCGTCATCTTACTGCTGGCCTGCTGCCGCTTCCTGCGCCGCCAGGAATGCAGTGATCATTTCAGCCTTAGTCATGCTTGTATTGACGGTTGTATAGCCCTTCTCTGTGGCGATAGCAAGAATTTGGGCTTTAGTCAGGGCTTCCAGTTCAGCCTGGGACAGGGACTCATCGTCGTCTGTGTCGGCCTCGTCGAAAGTCATGCTATCGCCTGTCATTCCCCCGAGCCTTTTTTAAGCAGAGCAAATGCCTTTGTGGAGATCACTCCGCCATCAACGATTGCATATGCGCAGTAGTCAACGGTACGAGCCTTGACATGCTCTTCCGGCAGGATGGACATCTCTTTGTTGACGTTGGCAATGTAGCCTACGCCCGGAGCTGCAAGCAGAACTTCGTTCTCCGGAATGGAGTCGTCTTCCTTGACCGGGATGCCGAAGATGCGGGTGATGCCGCCGGCAGCCGGATCTGCGATCATCAGCGGTCTCTGGTTGTTGTCAAGGACATTTGCCAGGCTGCCCCAGATGGTAGCAGAGTTTGCATACCATGCAAGGCTGTTTGCTCCGACCTTGATCAGGGAGCGAGCCTCTGTCAGATCGGAGTAAACGATGCCATAGGTGGCGTCGTACTCAACAACCTGCGGGGTGTTTTCCTCAGCTTCCAGAGCTGTGATGATGCCCTTCGGCTCCGGCTTGAAGGTGTCGGACTGACCCGGCTGGCCTTTGCCCTGCGCTACTCCATAGCCCAGAGCTGCGCCCATCTTCTGGGCCAGTTTCTTCTGGATGAACGGGATGAAATCGGCGACGGACATCTCGCGCAGCTTCCAGCTGATGGTGATGGATCTGGACAGCTCACAGCCACCCAGTGCCAGCTCGCGGAAAGTCTCGGTCGCATCCGCTGTCTCGGTTGCCTCGTCATACCATGCGGCATCCGTGGAGCTGTCGCTGATCGGTACGGTGTAGTTGCCCTTGACGTAGGTCTTCTGAGCATCTGCCCACAGCGGATACAGCTCTTCAACCATATCCCAGATACCTTCTGCAACTGTCTCAGGGATAACAGCGCCGGTGTTCTCTGTGGTGTGGGTGTATGCGTTCATGCGCTGGATCAGGGCCTGTTCGCTGTCGGTCAGCTTCTTGCCCATCATCGCCTTTGCCCAGGTGTTCTTGTACTCATCAGAGCGGAACACTGCAGCATCGTCATCGTTCATGGCGGATGCGTTTACGAAATTGACCTGTGCGGAAGCGGTAGCGCCTTCGGTGCTTACGCCCGGAGCTGCCGGCACGTTCATGACTCTCTGGTTGCCGCTGAGGGCGTTCAGGTCTGCCTGAGCCTGTGCGATAGCATCCCACTTCTCATCCAGTGCAGTGACTTCTGCACACTTTGCGGTGTACTCTTCATCCAGCTTGCCTTCATCGATCATGGCCTGGATCTCATCGGTCAGAGCTTTTCTGGCCTCAACATACTCGTTGTATTTCATGTTTTTTCCTCCTATAGCTTTTTTAGGTTAGCGGCGGGACTCAACTGCATGCCCGTCGGTGCTGGGTAGCCTGCGCAAAGCAAGCCGTCCAATCTGTGCAAGCTTAGCCTGCGCGATCTTTTCATCGTTTTCACGCTGCTGTGCGGCAGCTTTATCCTTATTGAGCAGTTCCCTGACGCGCTCAACTTCAGATTCCGGTAAAAGGCCGGTTCCGGCAGCGGCTGCCATAGGCGCCTGTCCGGCATTCTCTTCGAACATGACCTCATCCACAAAACCAAGCTCTTTCGCCCGTTCCGCGGTCAGCCATGTCTCATGCTCCATCAGATCCATGACTTCAGCCTCAGTCATGCCCGTCTTGGCGGTGTATGCCGTAGCCAGTGCCTGGTCTGCTGTCTTAAGCACTTCGGCCTCTTTTTCCAGGTCGTTGTGGTTGCCTGTTGCGTAGGATGATACGCAATGCACCATCATCAGCGCTGTGGGCGCCATGACCGACCTTGCGGCGCAGGCGATCACCGATGCCGCTGAGTGCGCGGCTCCCGTGATGTGGATCAGCACATCCCGGCTCTGCGCGGCCTCCCGGATCATCGTGTAGATGTCGCTCCCGGATGCGATTTCGCCTCCGTTGGAGTTGATGTATACATCCAGATCATCAGGTGTCGAGCTGATGACTTTGTACACATCCGCCGGCGAAGTGCTCTCAAGCCCAAACCAGTCATACACATCTTTGTAGCTGTTCGGGATGATCACGCCGCGAATATCAATCCTCTGTCTCATCGTTAATCACCTCCCTCCGTTGTGTTATCTTCAACCGGCACAGTGTCCAGCCGCCTCACGTATACATCCCCGCCCGGGATCGGCGGGAAGTTAAACACGGCTCTTACCTCGTTGGCATTCATGATGCCTCTATCGAGGAACTGCACCAGGCTTAATTTGGTTTTCATCGAAGCATACTGCAGGTTGCTGGCTTCAAACACGATCCGGTTGCCGTATCCGATTTCCTTCTTGCTGAACAGCCGGCTGGTCAGGACTTCGCCGAACTGAATCGCGATAGGCTCAATCTGTGCCTCATAAAAGGCATTCCACTGATCCTCTGTATAATCGGACTGAACGATGTTCTTGTTGACGCCAAAGAAGCTGTAGATCCGATCCGTGAGCCGGTCGGTCACGGTCGCGTTTGGCACATAGTCTTTCGGCTCGATCTGCTTTGCATCGACCTTCGCATCGATACCGGCAGCGCCGAAGGACTCGGACTCGTACGAAAGGTAATTGTCCACAAATTCTTTCGTGTTCTTCTTGACGTCTTCCGGTCGCATGGAAGAGTTCCACTTCAGCAGCCAGCGGATGATGCCGCTGTTCTTTACGGCCTTGACGATACCCTGATCAACTATTCCAACGCACTCCATCAGCTGAGACAGCGCCGGCGCCGGGTTGCTTCCGAAAAGGTCATCCTCGCCGAAGTCCCGCCGCAGATGCATGATGTCGTCATAATAGAATGCGTTTGTCTTACCATTTTTGTAAGTGAATTTTATGATCTGGTTCCCCTGCTTATCCTGCAAGGCCTCAGCCGCCACGCACGGGATCGGGTACAGCTGCATGGGCAGATTGCTTTCGTCCCGGATCACAAGCGCGAAAGCGTTGTTGTTCAGCAGCAGCTGCGCCGCCATCTTCTCCTGGAACTGCTGGGCGGTCATCAACGGATTTGGATATTTCAGCAGCATCCGGATGTACGGCCTCGGATTGATCTGCATGCCGACAGCCGGATCTTCCCGGATGTGTTTGCCGACCATCTTGCCAATTGCCTGAGCAAAAGGCCTGATGCATGCCCGGACCACATCGGACTGGTAAAGCTTCCCGTTCCAGGAATAGTAATATTCGCCCCAAGTCGTGACCATCTCGAAGCGGCTCTTTTCCGTTGGGGCCTGCGTCGTAGGCTCCCGGCTGCGCCGGTTAAACAGTGCCATAGGCTTGTCCTCCATCAAATTATGCTCATATATTCGTTTTGGTAATTCTGCAGTACGACATAGGCATCGAGCAGTGCCATTGTGCCGTCGATCCTTCGGGTCGAGATGCTTGTCTTAACCGGGCGGATGTTGTCGTTCTTGTCGACCTCGACCGCGGTATTAAACAGGCACCACTTATCGACCGGGTTGTCGTTGTAGATGATCATCTTTGCGGACAGATCCGCGCCCAGTGACTTCGTAGGTGCTGACAGGGTTTTCATACCCTGCGGAACCGCCACCATGACATCCTTTCCGAAAATGCCCTCCATCTCTTCCAGCCAATACTTAGCTGACCAGGAGTCATACCCGCATTTGTACAGATAGATGTCATACCGTTCCTGGATCTCCAGAAACCACATCGTCACATCTTTGTAGGATATCTGGTTGCCCTTGCAGGTCCGCATGTATCCCTGTTCTATCCAGATGTCATACGGCACGTGATCTTCCGCGACTCGCTTGTCAACGAGATCTTCCGGCATCCAGTACATGGAAAGCACATACAGACGCGGATCATCCGGAACTTTAAAGATCACCTTTGCAGCTGTCAGGTCTGTGGTCTTTGACAGATCCGCGCCACCGATGCCGTATCTGGGTTTCAGCTCTTCAACGGCAAAATGCTCCGGGTTAATTACCTGTTCCGCAGTGAGCCAAGCTTCTGCCGATGTTTCGGCAATGTTGAACTCTTTACATACCAGGTTTTTAACCAGAAGCGGGTTCTTCTGCGCTCGTTCTACCTTCTCGCGCAGTGTTGTTAAATTCTTTATGGTTCCGAGACCGGGGTTCGCTTTCTTCCAGCATGCCGGATCTGTCCATTCTTTTCTGGCATCCAGCTCGTATACAAATGCGATCACACGGTCGTCATGGTAGCCTTTCGGGTCAAAGTATCCATCGATGATCCGCTTTGCCTCATCGTACTTCTGATCGTAGATGTCTTCGCGGACCGTTCCGGCGGTTGATGTGATGAAGATCAGCGGCTGCTCTCTGGCAGTCACGCCATCGGCAATAATGTCGTACAGCGCTTTGCCGGACTTCCAGGCGTGGATCTCATCCATCAGGCCGCAGTGAATATTCAGGCCATCCAGCGTGTTGCTGTCGGAGGACAACGGTTTGAAAACCCCGTCACAGAAATCTGCGTCCAGCTCTCCGACCAGTGACCTGATCCGTTTGGAGAGTGCCGGCGATTTCGACACCATCCGCTTTGCTTCCTGCCAGATTATCTTTGCCTGGTCGCGTTTTGTAGCAACGGCATAAGCTTCCGGTCCGGGTTCCCCGTCGGCCATGAGCATGTACAGCCCGACGATTGACGCCAGGAGGGACTTGCCGTTCTTCTTTCCGACGATCAGGATGGCCTCTCGGTATTTCCTGTTTCCGTCCTGATCTATAAACCCGAACACGGCGGCAAGCATTGCCTTTTCCCAGAGTTCCAAGTGGACGCGCTGGCCGCCATACTTGCCTTTGCTGTGGTGGCAGTAGTTTTCGGCAAACTCCAAAATGTGGTTTGCCCGTTTGCTGGAATAAAAATATTCATCCGGATGATCCAGATCATAAACCAGTTTCTTGTATGTCTTTCGGACCTTCGCGCTTACTGTCTCCTGCCCTGCTTCGATTGCGTTCCAGTACATCCGGATCGGATCGTAATCGTCCGGATACTTAATCAAGCCGGTCTGTGATGAAGTCCTCAAAGCCGTCATCTTTTGCCTTCCTTGCCGCCGTCCTGGTCTCTTCTTCCTTGGGCAGGAGATCCGTCAGTTGCTTAATGGCTTTCTGGTAGGATGTATTCATCGTGTTGTACAGGTCAGCGACTGGCCGCTTCCGTTCGTACGGTGTCTGCTCCCTGCCCTGCTGAAACATCTCGGTGTATCCGTTCCGGTCAAGCTCTTCCGCGAAATCGTCGAGCGTGATCCGCAGGTGCGCAGCTCTCTGGATGAGTCCCTGCACAACCTGCATCTTCTTGGACTCCATCCCTTTGTAGATCCGTTTTAATCTTCTTTCCTCTGCTTTTACTCTCTCTTCCTTCGTCTTGATTGGCTTATCTGCCATCAGGATCAGCCTCCTTTTTAGGGTGGAGGGGCTGCGGCGCGTTCTGCGCATTGCGTATATGGGCAGCTGTCGGTGCGGCGCTTTTGATTTTGAAAAAATTTTTACGGGGGGAGTACCTTGGTGTCTGATAACGGCACTGGATTGCCGAAACTATCGAAGCAATACCTTGTCATCTGCTCCGGCATACCCGCTTTGCTGCCATGTATCTCATTGTGGCAGTTGTGACAGACATACATCAGATTGTCGTGCCCCAGTGTGATGTCCGGATCTGTGATGTTGTCCGGACTCAGCTCCACTTTGTGGTGCAGGATCTTGCCCGGCACCTGATGGCAGCGCTCACACAGTCCGCCGTCCACGCTGCGCCTGTATGCAATATAAGCGGCCCGGCACTTAAGCCACGCCGCGCTCTGGTAAAAACTCCCGGCAAACTCTCTTGACATAGGCCCCTCACTCTTCTGCCGCCGTCCGCCGGCTCAGTTGCCGGCGATCGACAGCCGGACGCATGCGCATTACGTCCTGCAGCATCGGAGATCACGCTCCCCCGGCACTGCTAACCGGCGGATGCCTTGGCTCGTGGTATGGCATCAACCACAAATCAGGAGACAGGGCAGTGAACCCCGCCTCCCGCCTCACAGGGAAGAGTAAGCAATGACCGAGTCGGTCTCGGCTTTGCCTGACTCGGCATCTTAACTATATCAAGTTAAATCGGGACATTTGGGACATTTGGGACAAAGTTGTGGTTTCCGTTAAGTTTGTGAATGCTGCACAGGTTTGCTGATCGATTGGGCAATTATTCCTGTATATCTTTCATAAACCTTTGGTATTCCTTCTTCACGCTGTCCTCTGTTGCATCCCTACCGAGTCTGTCCGCTACCCTCCGCCATGACATCTTCTGGAACACTCTCATGCGTATGATCCTTCTCATCCGGACCGGAACCGTCAGCATCCAGGCGTCAACCTTCGCCCGGATCTTGTCGGCTTCCTGCTTCTGCTCAGCCAGCAGCATCTCCTGCTTGCGGATCAGCTGGTGCCGCCGTGACTCTTCCGGGCCGTAGCCTTCAAGGTGATAAGTCACCTGCGTGTATGGATATTCCGGCGCCGATCCCTTCACCGCATCCTGCAGCACTTCGCCCTTCTGCTTCCTCAGCTTTGCCAGCTCTTCCTCCATGTCCGTGATAAGTTCGCACGCATCGATGTACTGCTCCAAAATCTTCTTGTCCAATCGCACCGCCCCCTAGTCTCTATTTATTCCGCAGCCGCTTCCTCATCCTCTCCTGCTTACCAACTTCCGCATCCAGCAGATCCTCCGGATCAAACCAGTCTAAAGCCTGCACCTCATCCAGGCAGATCCGCACGTCCGCCATCTCTTCGATCATCTTAGCCTGGCACGCCGCCACTGTGGTCGGCGTCGGGTTCTCCCCTCGCTCAGCCCTTGCCAGCTTCAGCGCAGCGTGTGCCAGCTCCACGCATTCCTCTGCCAGCAGCTCAAGCGCTGCCGGCTCCCCTACCTTCTCGATTAACATAGAGTATCTCCCATCTTCTCGATCAGCTCCTTCAGCTTTGGCTCAACGTGCAGCTCAGACATGATGCCGTTGTATACCTCCAAAGCATTGCCGATGTACTTCATGTCTTCGGCGCTCAGCTCCACCACATACTCATCTCTTTCCGGCGGATAATACCGCCAGTCATATGTCTGCTGAATTATGTTGTACGCGGTCTGTGCATACGCCAGACACTGCGGCAGCAGGTCAAGCCGCACCATCGTCAGGTGCATCCCCGCCTGGTGGCAGTTATCATCATTCAGCTGCCTGATCACATCCTTCACTGTCATTTCTTTCATCCTCCCCAAAGTGTTCGCAGTAAAATGCACTCATTGTCTCGATCGCGACCGTCAGTGCCTCGACCGTATCGGCCTGACCTCTTTCTTTCACAAGCGTCTTGCAGTAGTCCCGCATATCTGTTAGCAGGGCTATGCTTTTAACCAGATCATCCTCATCGACGCTGATGACCGTCTGATCGTCTTCTTCTCTTATCATGTTCTGTCTTCCTCTGCTTCACGGGATATAACCCGGGCTTTTCCAGATGTCGCTTACCTTCACACGCCGCCGCATTGACGGGCTCTGCACCCCGCAGATTGCCTGAAAGATAATCTTAATCGCCCTTCTCATCCCCGCGCTCCTCTCTTTCGCCTTAAGCTTTTCCCACATTCCGGGCAGTAGTTCAGTTTGTAGCCGATGCCCCTGTAGCGGTAATCTGCTGTTCTGCCTGCGCTCCGCTTTCCGCGCTTTTCTCTCCAGTGCCGGATCAGCAGCGCCACTGTGTACTCATGACAAGTTTTACCCAGCTCTGGATCTGGTTCGTCATCTTTGTAAAATTCATATATCTGTTCCCATCCCGTGAGAGACTCGCAGAACTTGCAGTCAGCTCTTGCCTTTTCGCCTCTTGTCATACTTCCGCTCCCCGTGCATATGGTCTTGCAATATCCTGATGATCTCCTCCACAGCCAGCTCAGCCGGGAGGATGTTCATCAGGTACTCCGCGCACACGGCGCGAATCTGCTTCAGCACTTCGCTGTCATTTTGTCTCATTGCCCCACATCTCAAGTATCAGCTTCCAGTCCGACAGGGACAGCGGCACGTCCGCAAAGTCTTCGCCTTCTGACCCGCAGACAATCACCGTGCCTCTGATCAAATCGTTCGCCATGTACGGGCCGAGGCAGAAATTCGGCTCCAGGCATTTCAACTTTCCCTCTTCGTTGCAGATGATCAACGCGCCCCTGGCGTCCACCGGCACAACCTCGATGTTGCCTCCCACCGTTCTCTGCAGGTTCTTAAGCGTCAGGCTGATGTTTGTCACGTGCCCGACCTTTTCGTCCGGTCGCTTGATGATAACTTTAATCTTCCAGTCCTTCTCCATCTGTGTATCCCTCCGCGTATTCCTTCGCATCCTGCAGCCTGTAAAGTTCCTTTACCTCTACGCCCTTGCACAGGATGAAATAAGTTGTGTGATCCCACGTTCCCGACCTGTTTGCATGCGGGATGTGCTGCTTCCGGCTCTCGATTATCAGGTCTGTGCCTTCTCCCCTGTATCTGACTATTGATCCTTCGCCGGTAATCTCTTTCCCGGTCTTAATCCACTTGATCACTGTTTCCTTTCCTCCTTTGCTGCATAAATTTCCGCACCACAGGCGGCATATCCAGCCAGGTCAACAAAACTGTCCTCTGTCCCGCCACCATTTTTAATCCTGGCTATCTTAAGCAGTGCCATCATCATAGCCACATCTACAGGTGAAACAAGTTTGTTCAAATATGTTGACCACAGATTCGCAATGCACATAAAGTTGTCTTCCGGCGTTCCATAGTCCTGTTCACGCTGCCCGCATACGCATTTGATAGCTTTATTCAGCGTCTTTTCTCTGGTTGTCATCCTTTACCCCCATTGCTTCTTTCGCCCATTCCGGGCAGTGATCTGAAACCTCGACCATTAACCGCAAATAATCACCGCTTCGCATCTTAAAACCGTATGCAAAACTGTTTTCACCTTTCGGTACTTTGAAGTACATGTATTCAGCGACTGCATTGATTGCTTCATTCGTAACATCCGATTTGTTAAGCCACTCATCCCGCTTCTTTGGTTTCAGCGTACCGGCATAGATACCGGCAATCCCGCATCCGACATGATACTGCGCCATTACTCTTCTTCCTCCGTCTTTGCATTTTCCTGCCCACACTCTAAGCATTTGTTCCACCCATCGTAAAAGCCTTGTTTGTAATCCTGATAGTGGTCTGCTGCTGCATCATAGCCCGTGTCAAAACCTTTTTTCCAATCGCTGAACATGTTTCTGGCTGCATCGTATCCTTCCTGCCATTCTTTTAACGGGCGGAATATGATCAAGGCATAGCCTAGCCCAACCACACACCCAAGTAAAAATACAATGACAATCACTCTTCTTCCTCCTTGTACATCTCCGGCAGCTTCATCCAGGCGTTAACCTTCAGCCCGTAATCTTCCAGCGGCTTGTCATCATCGCCGTCATACCAGTGACCATCGCCGTTCGCGACTCTGTATTCGCCGATTGTCGGCAGGCCGAAGTTGCTGAAGGACAGCAGCAGCTTTTCGCTGTAGCCTTCATGATCCAGTTCTGGCAGCCGCGTGACGGGTGTCCACTGGTTCACGCACGGCGCACTGTTCACGGCCTTTTCAATCCATGCCAGTTTAAGCCCGCCGCGATCGCCTGCATCATACCGGCGGTTGTATTCTTTCACTAGTTCGTCCATGACGGCCTTCCGGCTGACAAGTTCATCGTTCATCCTTCGCCCTCCTTGTACATTTCCGGCAGCGGCATCCATGCCAGTATTTCTCTTTCATCGTACCCAACCCACCTACTCCATCTACCGCTCCAGCATACAATTTCAATGTCTATATCATGGCTATATGTTGGATGCATTGTCGCAAGATACCTTCCTTCCTTAACTGGGCATCTTTCACTGCATGGCACCCAACGGGGCTCTGGCTGTGCGGATGGCACCACATCCTCGCACGGTTCTGTGGTAATCTCTATTTCATCAAGCCGCTTGGCTAACAAACACCCGTCTTCCCCTTTGTTGAAAGAACATTCATGGCAGCTTACGCCATTGCATATCTCAGTGTCAAACTTCATTCATTCTCACCCGCCTTTCTGCCTCATTTCACAAGCAAATCCCTTCCGCACATCGGGCAGTACCTGATTTTTGCGCTCCCATGCCACCCGTTTGCCTTCAGGCTTAACTCCCACCCGCTTATGCCGAATCAGACAAATGCATGTCCGTTCTTTTCCAGCGGAGTCACAAAGCCATCCGCATCCTCATTGCAGTATTCGCAGAATCCCAAACGTGCACGAAGTTTGTTTTCATCCCTACCGTGTCTGCATAGTGCATAGTATTCGCACGATTCTGCCTGTGTGTCTTTCTTCCCTCGATCGTAAACATTGCACCATGTCTGATCCATTAAATCCTTTTCTTCGTTGCTCATTCCACCCTCCGGTTCCAGTGCCCCGCTGCGTCCTGCTCCGATGTGTGCGGCATCTGGTTGACACACTGGGCCGAACACTGAACGAGCCACCCGGATTTTTCACCAAAGTATCCGGGCACCGCGATCATATCCGCCTTGCTGCCGCAAAACGGGCAGCGCTTTAACTTTAAATCACCCATTCTTCCCGGCCTCCCTTCGTATCTGTCCGGCCTAACAGGAAATCGATGCTCGTATCAAAATACTGCGCCAGTGCCGCCAGGTTGTACGCATTCGGCAGGCGCTTGCCGGTTCTCCAGGCGTTAATGGTTGTATACGGCACGTCTATGGCCTGCGCCACATCGGCCTGCTTGACATAGTAGACGCGCATCAGGTCGTTTATCCTGGTCACGAATGTGCTGTCCATTAAATCTTTCTCTTCGTTGCTCATTCTTCCACCTTCCTGTATTCCTCTAACATTTCCCGGTATTTCTCAGTATTGCAAAAGCCGCACGAATGCATTTCCGGGCAGAAACCCCTGTAAACGCATTCCGGCACGCACACGCCCCGCAGCTCCGGCTCAAGCTCCCGCACCGCATCAAGCACCGCGCCCCAGACGTAGCGGGTATCTGCGTCAGCCTGTCCGCACAGCCTCTTTCTGCTGATGTTGATGAAGGCCTGCGCGTTTATGTCGAATGTACAGCTGACCGGCTCTTCCTGCGGCAGCTTTCGTCTGTCGATGCCGGTGCGGTCAGTTCTCTGTGTGCTGATAAAGGGCAGGACCCCGTTCCAGTGTCGAACCAGATGCATTGCGACAAAGTAAGGGACATCGATGATCCGCACTGTCAGGTTCATCCGCCGGATCGGGGAATGCTCTGCCAGGAGGATTTGCTTTTTCCATTTCCTGTCCGGGTACTTCCCGGTTTCCTTCCCGATCGTGTTCATGGCTGCATTCTTCACGGCCTGCCATGCGTCCTGATAGGCTTTGCCGTCCCAGTTTTCAATATAGACTCTCATTGCTCACTCCTCATCCGCCGTGTACGCGATGTTGTCGGCTGCCCTGATCTCCCGGTACACCGGCATGTAATCCGCGTCATAAAGCTTCAGCATCTTCTTGCCGTCCTTAACTACGACCTTGCCCCGTGCAAAGACGTGTTCCCCTCGCTTGCCATAGCAGCGGTGTATCCAGACATGCGTGCCCGGCTCCAGTTTCCGTACCTCTGCCGCCGTCAGGATTGTCTTACCGGCAAGCCACTCCATCTGTATCTTCATACAACTGCCCACCCCTTTCTCTCTGCGAGTTCGTCCAGGTCTTTCTGTGCCTTTTCTGCGCTGTCCCTCCATGCCATCTTAGGCATCAGCCGCAGCCACATGCCGGAAGGCTGCCGGAACATCGTGATGTATCTTATCTCTCCGTTCTTAAGGACTGCCGGCATCACTTTGTACTCTCTTCCCTTATCATCCCTGTAGGTCATCCGAAACGTTCCTCCCGCTTTTCAAAGATCTCCATACACTCCTCGCACTTTCCGCCGCTCCACAGGATCGGGCAAAGCACATATCCATCCTCAAACCGTTCGATTACTGCATCCAGACAATCCTCCAGTCGGCTTAGGCCGTGATCGATACCGTCCGCTGTCTCGCGTTTGATTGTGTATATTCCTCCCATCAGATCCTCCCCAAAAGTCTCATCTCGCTCTGCGTCAACCGGCGCGGCACGGTCTGCAGGTCTGTCCTGACCGCCAGATAGTCCGTTGTCGTCCGAAGGTATTCAGCGATCAACGCCAGCTCGTATGCGTCCGGCATCGAGTCATAATTTGGATTGCACCACCGGCTCACCTTATACCGGGATACTCCGACAAGACCCGCAATCGTTGACATGTTTATGTTTTTCTGCCCGATCAGTCCGATGAGCCGGTCCGCAAACTCCTTTTTAAATTTCGCCTTTTCCAGTTCCATTGCTCACTCCCCCTGTTATTTAATCCCTGTCTTCCAGACCTTCGCGGCCCCGCATTTGCTGTGCCAGACCGTCAGATTTCCCCGCTTGCCCAGAGCCGCGTCCAGATCCCCCGGATCGCTGCTCAAAATGTCCTTCCCACAGGCCTGACACTTTACCCCGTAAATGCTTTTCCTGCCTTCCTTCCTGACATACTTCCCGTACTTACAGATCAGCTGTCTGACCTGCGTCTGGTCAATGACCATCTTTCACCTCCCTGATCCTTGCCTTCAGGCTGTCCAGCACGTACTGCTGCGCCTGATCCTTATGCTCCAGTGCCTTCATCACATCCGCGTCCCGCGTTCCCTGCGTGACCAGGTGATGGATGATCACGGTTTCCTTTTGCCCCTGCCGGTGCAGCCTGGCATTGGCCTGCACGTATTGCTCGTAGTTCCATGTCAACCCGAACCAGATTATGTGGCTTCCACCGGCCTGCAGGTTCAGCCCGTATGACGCGGACGCGGGATGCGCAAGCAGGACATCCAGTTCCCCGAAGTTCCAGGCCTCGATCGCGTCCGGACCGTCCAGAACGCAGGCCGCGATCTTCGGGGTTTCGTGCAGCCTCTGCAGGATCCTGTCAAGGTCGTGCTGGAACTGGTAGAACACTAAAGCGCTCTTGCCTCTTTCCCTCAGCCCCTCGATCAGCTCACACAGCGCGTCAAGCTTGCAGTCATGGATCTGATGGACCGCACCGGTCTCATCGTATACGGCACCGTTTGACAGCTGCAGCAGCTTTGTGGACAGCGCCGCCGCGCTCATGGCCGTGATTGCGTCCTCATCGATCTGCAGCACCATCTCCCGCTCCATGCTCCTGTAAGCATCCCGTGCCTTCGGATCCAGAACGACCGGCACGGTGTCGAAGATCATATCCGGAAGGCTCAGATAATCCTCTGCCTTCATGCTGATGCAGATATCTGAGATCTTCTGCAGGATGGCTTCCTCTGACCCCTTCTTGGGCCGGTATGAGAACACCTGGCCATAAGCCCCGCGCACATCCGGCTCAAAGTAAACATCCCGGAACCATGTGAAGCGCTTCTGAAGTCTTGCGCCGCCGTCCAGCAGATAGATCTGGCTCCAGATGTCGATCAGGCCGTTTGGTGTCGGAGTGCCGGTCAAAAGGACCATCCGCCTGGTGTGGCAGCTTTCCGCCGCCAGCGCCTTGAAGCGTTTCGCCGTGTGGCTCTTAAAGCTGGATGCCTCATCGACCACGACGGTGTCGAACGGCCACGCATTCCGGTACAGGTCTTTAAGCCAGATGACATTCTCCCGGTTGATGATATAAACGTCAGCGTTGACACTCAGGGCCGCGATCCGCTGCGCCTCTGTCCCCAGTACCGCGCTGATCCGAAGGTCCCGCAGGTGGTCCCATTTATTAGCTTCCGTTCCCCACGTCCCTTCCGCGACACGTTTCGGAGCGATGACCAAAGTCTTGTTGACGGCGAAGCGGTTGTACTTCAGCTCCTTAATGGCTGTCAGCGTGATGACCGTCTTACCTCACCCGAGGCCCATATCCAGAAACAACCCGATGCGCGGCATCTCGATGATCTTCTCGATGCAGTGCTTCTGGTAGTCGTGCGGTATGAACTTCATTCGGCCTCACCTCCTTCCCATCAGCTTCCTGGTTAACTCAGCAGCTGCATCTGGCAGTCCGGCATGCCAGAAGAACTCAATCAGCCCGTCGATACCCTTGACCACCATCACATCCGCGCCCAGTTTCCGCATCCGGGCGATCTGGATCTTCTGCTGTGCGCTCAGCCGTCCGTCGTCCGCCTTCAGCTCCACAAAAAACACTTTCCCTTCCTGCAGGATCACGATCCTGTCAGGCACTCCGTCGTTGCCCGGACTGATCCACTTGTATGCCTTTCCGCCTGCCTTCCGGATCTGCTCGACCAGGATCCTTTCCAGTTCACTCTCCCTCATGAATTTGCTCCCTGTAAACTTGTAAACCGTGTATACGCGCGTTTATAGATTATTTTTAATTAGGTCATTTAGGGCATTTAGGCTATATATATAAATCCCCTAAATCCTCTATTTTTAATAACTCTTATAGAAAATGGGTTTACACGGTTTACAATGCCAGTTTGATCAGTATTTATGCGGCTTTGCGTGTAAACCGGACTGGTTTACAGCGGTTTACACGGTTTACAAATCGAACATTTGTTTGTAAACCGTGTAAACCGGAAATATGGCTCCGGTTTACAGCCGGTTTACACTCTCCTGAAGCCTTTTTGTATCCCGTACGGGCCGAATCTGGCTGTCGTTTTGATCCGTGCCCAGCCGGGCGCGTGCGCTAAAATGCTGCCGATCTTTGCCCGGTCCTGCGGTCTTAGATGCTTCAGATCTCCGTTTAAACATTCGACCCACACTTCGGCGACGCACACTTTATTCATCTGCATCAGCTCCGGATTATCCGCTCTGCTGCTGCCCTGTATCCACATTCGGCGCTGTGTGATGTCCAGCTGGTCCCAGTTTGTCGGCACTTCCATCTCAAGGAAGTCATATATCATTCCTTCCGTTCCGGACTCTTCCTTGTGCCTCTCCTGCGCCTCCTGTGCCAGGCGGTACGCCTCACCCGTCAGATATAAGGCTTCCCCTGCCCGCCAGTACATGACGGCCTCTGCCCATATCTGATCAACGTTGCCCGGCAGATCATCGAACACGGACATCCTGGCTTCATTAATGCCGACATCGATCGGCAGAAATCTCCGGTTGCCGGTGCTGTCCCGCAGGAACTCTGCGTCGTTGGTCGTTCCGAAAAAGACGCAGCGTCTCGGATGCTCTTCCGATCTGCGGCCATACGCCGCCCGGTAGATGTCATTGCGCTTTGATAAGAACTGTTTGACCGCCGCCACCTCGTTCTTGCTCATGGCGTTCAGCTCCCCGATCTCGTTGAGCCAGGTGCCCTGCAGCATCTCTGCAGCTTCCCGGCCTTCGAAGGTTGTCAGGCTGTCGCTGAACCATTTGCCGCCCAGTGTACCCAGCAGCGTGCTTTTACCTATGCCCTGCGGCCCTGCGAGGATCGGCATGTAGTCGTACTTGACGCCCCCGTCGATAGCTCTGGCCACTGCAGCCGCGAGGCTCTTCCTTGCCACAGCGCGGGTGTATACATTGTCTTCTGCGCCCAGGTAATCGATGAAAAGCGTCTCCAGTCTTTTCTTCCCGTCCCACTTAAGGCCCCGCAGGTAATCCGCCACTTCGTTGACCTTGTGCTGTCCGCCCACGATAGCAAGCGCCGCGAAAAGCTTCTCCTTCGATGGGATGCCGTAGAACGTTTCCATGTACCACAGGGCGCCGGCGTCGTCGGTATCTGACCATCTGCGCGGCCCGTCGTCCTGGCTCCAGGGAAGCACCCCCATTGCAAGGCCGCATCCTGCAAACTCATCGGTCACGATCTTGCCTTTGAGGTTCGGATCGTTGGTCAGGATCATGACCAGGTTGTTAATTGTCTTCTGGTATCTCCCGTCCCTTGTGGTCGCGAGCTTCAGCCGCCAGTCTTCCTCAGATCCGTCTGCCAGGCTGTCCGTGATCGCTGCCACGTCGATGCCGGCAAAGGCCTCGTTCGCCTGTTCCTGGCGTTCCTTTGCCAGAAGCTTTGATACGGCCGTGTCCGCCAGTGCGAAATCCGTCATGGCCTTGAAGCTGGGCAGCCTGTTGGCCGGCGTGTTCGGCTTTGCTTCATCATCCAGATCCCCGAACTTGTGGAGGCGTACCATGTCAAAGGCGTTGACCAGCTGCCCGCTGCATGGGTCCGTTGCGTGATGGCTGTACATCCACAGGTCGCCGTCGTATACGATCGCTCCGCCGGATGTCGTGCCGCCGGTGTAGGTGAAGCGGTTGTCGTTTTGTGCCTGCGTGTACACACCGGGCAGGAACTTCTCCATCGCTTCCCGGACCGTATAGGTCCGGCAGAACGCGCCGACGGGTCCGTCCTTGGTCGTCGGGTCCTGCTGCTTTGTCAGATCCCGTTTGACCTTCGCCTTTTCGCCTTCCGCCGTCGGCCATTCCGTCACATCGTGCCAGTCGTTGTACATCGCCAGGATGCCGTCGGCGGATATGAAATCGCCGTCCATCACCTCGCAGATATATTCGCCGTCAGCTGACACGGACGGCCAGAACATCAGCCGGTTGTCTTCGAAAGTCGTCGGATCGCAGTAGTCGATGCCCAGCGTGTTGGCCACCCTCCGGCAGACCGGCTCATATTCTTCGATGATCATCGTCCTGTCTGTCGGGATGATAACCCTCAGCCTGGGAGCAGCCGCCCTGTGCTTCCTGGTGGAGTACACGGCAGCGCTGCAGCCCAGCATCCGGACCCGCCGGATGATCTTCATCGTTTCCCCTGACGGGATGCTGTCCAGGTCGAGAGTGATCAGGTCGCGGCTCTTAACGTTCTGGACCTTCCGCCGGCCTCCGACGATCTCACCGCCGACAAAGCCGCCCACGTCCTTGCGCTTATCCTGTTCTGCCTTTGGCATCTTCAGGAACTCTCCCAGAGTTTCCGTTCCCCTGATCGGCGTCTTAAGTCGTTCACAAAACTCCGACCATTTCATCACGGACGTCGGCCAGGACGTCGACCACCGGCTTGATCCGATGCTGATCCGTAGCTCTCTGTCCTTGTTCATAGCCCCTCCCCGTTAATCCTTCATGTAATAATCTGCTTCAAATCCTGCGCCTTTAAGCAGCAGGCCGGGCGCCCAGTCGATCGGCGCGTCCATCAGCGCGCACAGGTCATCCGTGTGTACGTCAAGCGGCGCGTCGATGATAACTTCATCATGCACATGGAAAACCAGATCCCACCCTTTGGCGTAGATCCGCCGGATCACCTCACAGAGGCAGTCCCTTGCGATCGCCTGGGTGATGTTCTCGACCAGCTTCCCGCCGTAGGTCGACTCGGTTCCCCATTTACCGGTTGCCTGCGCCACGCCTTTGTAGTGCACCGCCATCTTACCGAAGCGGTTCTCTTCCAGATACGGACGCGGATAGAACAGCTTTCTCCCGGACGGCAGCAGGGCCGTCAGGAACTCCTGGCCATAGATTGGATCTTTCTCCAGCTGGAAGATGACCCGGCCGATCGGCGTGTCCGGGAAACCTTTATGCTTCGCCCGCGTCGCTTTCCCGGACATCACGCACTCAACGGCTGCCTTCTCAACGTCTGACCACATCCGGACCGTGTTGGGGTGCGTATCCCGCCACTTCGTCACGATGTCCGGCAGATCCTCTTCCGGGATGCCCATCCGGAGCGCTCCCATCGCGATCATCGCGGACGGTCCGCCCTGATAACCCAGTGCAAGGGTTGCGATCTTGCCCTTCTGCCGCAGTTCGGCATTGGGGCCGTGTTTTCCGACCGGAACGCCAAACATCGCGGAGGCTGTCTCGCAGTAGATGTCATCTCCCCTTGCGAAGACATCCATCACCCATTGCTCGCCGGCAAGCCAAGCAATCATCCTGGCTTCGATGGCTGAGAAGTCCGCCACTACAAAGTGCCGGCCTTCCGACGGGATGAACGCGGTCCGGATCAGCTGCGAGAGCGTGTCCGGCACGTTGCCGTAGATCATTTTCACCCCGTCATAGTTCCCATCCCGCACCATCTGACGCGCGGATCCGAGTGTAGGCAGGTAGTTGCGCGGGAGGTTCTGCATCTGCACTAACCTGCCAGCGTAGCGGCCTGTCCTGTTGGCCCCGTAGAACTGGCTGATACCCCTGATCCTGTCGCCCCATCCCTTTGCGGTTTCCATCGCTACATACTTTTTGATCGAGGTCTTCCCGAGCAGCTGCCGCAGCTCCAGCGCTTTCCGCGCGTTCGGATCCAGACCGTCCTGCTGCAGTGCCTCCTCGACTGTCAGCTTCTGCAGGTTATCGATCCGGCAGCCCTTCTCGTTCAGCCACGGCAGCAGCTGCGCCGTGCTGTTCGGATTGTCCAGGCCGGTGATCCGCACGGCCTCCTGCGTCAGCTCCTGCGTGCTCCTGTCGTTGATCTCCAGCGCCCCCTGAATTAGTTTTTCGTCAATCCTTACCCCGAAAGCGTTCATCCGGATATCCATCCGCCACAGTTCCCACTCGCTTTCCGGCAGCGGGAACTGTTTGAGCCTCTGCAGGATCGCGTATTCCGCGACGACATCCTGCCGGTTGTACTCCTTGAACAGCTCCCATTTTTCCAGGTCATCTTCCGGATCGTGGTATTTCCGCTTGAAGTTCTTCGTCTCCCGCTGAGGTGTACAGAAATACCGGATCAGCGCTTTGCCGGTCAGGGCTTTCTTTTTGTCTTCCGGCAGACCGATCGCCTCACCTGTATTCGACAGGCCTGCTGCGTACCCGCAGTACAATGACCAGACCATCGTGCACTGCCAGTGCTCCAGAGGCGTCGGATATCCGGCCATGTTCAGCGCGTACCACTCAAAGGCGGCATTGTATGCATGCTTTATGTACTGGGGATTGCTTAAGATTGTGACGATCTTTTCCGGGAGCTTTCCGTCTCCCTGCGTCAGGTCGATCACTTCTTCCGGGCCGTCGTCGATCTTGTACCCGAAAAGAAGGATCTTAAAATCAGGATCTTGTAAATATCGATAACTGCCTGTTTTGGTGATGTCGACGCCGGATCTCGATTCAATGTCAATGCTGATATGATGTTTAGCCATACCGGCCTCCCTTTACATGGGGAGACCGGTGATCGGGTTGATCTGTACCCCGCTCATCTGCGGACCACCCATGCCCGTGTCGATCCCGGCGAAAGCCTCATCGACCGACGGCGCAGATCCGCCAAGTGGCTGCCCGTCTCTGGACTTCATGACAGAGTTGAGACCGCATCCGATGCCCTTCTTGCCATTGAAGTTGTACGGATAGAAGCTGATATTAACCCATCCGTACATCCCGGAATAGACGTCGCTCTCGACCAGGATCGGCTGCAGCTGCCCGTCAACCACTTTCGGCGGGTGATCCGGGTTTGCGTTGCAGTTGATCACCCAGTGACCCTTGCACTCTTCGCCGTAAAGCTCGCCGTTGTTTTTGTATGCATCCCCGTCGTGGACGGTTGTCGCTACCAGAGCCGGCGCCTGTCCGTTCCAGTTCTTCTGCAGTCCGATCTGCTTGGCTGCCTCGATGGCTGCGTCAAGCTGTGCCTTTGCCTTCACGTTGGT